TTTATTAGGTGCATTATTTATTTCGTATTGAGCATATTCATCATCAGGATATTGTATTGTATTAGACTGATATTTTTCATTAGTTCTATTTAATGATGTAACTTCTTTTAAGAAAAACCATAAATCTTGCTGAACTCCATATCGGTTTATAAATGTTATTTTTCTACCTGAACCATATTTAGTACAATCAATTCTATTTATATAGCAAATATTTGAACCTTGATTTACTACTTGTGTGTCAGTACCACTATAAGAACTAACAGAATAAACCCCTGCACCTGTCATATAATGAACATACCCTGAAACACCATAAGGCACATATATATTCCATACTGCTGTGCCTGATGAATAATTTGCTGCTAATAAGTATTTATGATTTGCAGTAAATGGAACTTCAGGATTTGAAGCTTCAGAAAAATATCCAAAGGCTTCCCATCCTACATCTGTATAATTAACAGTTGAACCTACTTGACTACCTGTTGCGTTTAATCCTGAATAGTTTTTTAGATTAGTTGATATTAATACTGTATCTACTGTATAAGTAGCTGAATAAGTTATATCTAAATAATCTCTAACAAGTTCTGAAATATCAAAATTGCAACCTGTACTTGGACTTACATTTTTAACAAGTGTATAACGTAAAACTGTATTTATTGTTATTGTGCATTCTACAGACTGAACACCTGATGAGGGTACTTCTATAAATTTATATTGTGGGTTTCTTAATGCTATATTTGCCATTGCGTTTATTTTTCTCCGTATATTATTTGTTTTTCAACATCAAGAATAAATGAATCTAATAATTCATCTCCTAGTTTTTGTTGCGACCTTTCAAATGGTGTTGTAAAAAAGTTAGATGTTTTAATACCTCTGTTATATATATTAGAAGCAATCACATAAGCCATACTCCTATAATTACCTGCTTTAAATTGACCACCTTTTGAACTTCCTTTTTGTTCTCTGAATCTTACATTTTTACTTTTCGCCCAAACTTCTATTTTATCTAAGAAAGTTTTCCAAGTTCCTGCATAATTACCACTACCAAACCTGTATGGAGAGTTAGGTGCTTGCTGCCCTGTTATCTTAGCGTTAGGCGATACTTTACTAGGGTCTTTACCCTTTACACCTTTATCAACAAAAAGTCCGTAATCTTCCATTAAGAACTCTAATAGAAAGGCATCTACCTCAACATCAACATTATATTGTAAAGAATTATATAAAGAACCACCACCTTTGCCATCTTTAGTTAAGTTTGTTCTAGCTTGCTGAACAACATACTTACCATATTTTTCAATAGTGGATTTTAAGTTTAAAAATTCCATTAGCAAATGTATATATCGTTATAAATAAGGACTTCCATATTTGCAGTCCAACCTGCTAACTGATTATCAAACCTGTCATAAAATGGTATTAAATTTGGCGATGAATCTAATTGATACATATCAGTATATAGCGTACCCATTCTTAGCCTTTGTATTAGTTTATTTAAAACTGCTAGTTGCGTATTTAAAATGTCTTGTTCATTGTTGTTACCTTTGAATCTATCTATTGGAAAGTCTTTAGATTGGTCTACAATATCCATAGCAAGAACGCTGATGTTAAATCTTAATACTTGTTCTTCATCTGTAACGCTATTTATTATGATATGACCTAGAGGAAAAATGTCCTGTTTATTTAGGTTTACATCAGATATGTTTCCAGTTGTTACTGTATTGATATTGATGTCTTCTAATAATTGTTCTTTTAATTTTTCCGTTAAATTATAAAAACCCCTTACTCCTTGATTGCTCATTTAAATTTCTTTTTAATTTGTTTCGCTTCTAGTTCGTTTTTTTCTTTCATAAATGCTAACATCATAAAGCAAGTGTGTACATTTAATTCAGTGATACTTTCAATTCTTGTAATATCCCCTTGAGAGAGACCATAAAGTGATTGATACCATCCCCATTTTCTTGAGAAGTTAGATAGTCCATCAAGGCTTTTGTCTGACCCTCCTCCAAAGAGTTCGTCATACTGCTCGACAAGTCTATCCCTAAATTCCACAAAAAAAAAATTGCTGACATTACTGCACTCAAAGGCATATCTACTATATTAGGGTGTAGATTAACATTGTAATCTTCAATACTATATTTTTCTTTAAGTTTAGCAGTTATCGGTCTGTATAGAACATTCATAGCTTTTTCCATATTATTCCAATCGCCTATAAACGTATCTAAATCTATATATTCTCCTAGTGTCAAATCATCTAGTTGAGGATGAAATCCAAACTCTACTTTATTAACTTTAAAACTTTTGACTAGATTAGGCTTTTGGTCAAATAACTTAGTAATGATTCCTACTATTTCATCTATATCATTTAACTTCAGTCGCATAACATCATCTAAATTACTAGAACAAAAAATTTCTATCATCTTAGCGTTTAAGAGTTTATTATCTTGAGTTTGTTCTTGTACTTTAAAAAACCTTTTATACTGCCTTAAAGTTATGTCTTCTAGTTTTGTAGGTATGTCTATACTCAGTTTCATATATATATAACGTATTTAATTAGTGATTTTATAATATACTAAGATAATAAAAAAAGGGCAGCCATTTCTGACCACCCTATCAATGTTGTAACTTTTCCCAAGTTATTATTACAACATCTTATTCATTTCTATTTTCTTGTGCATAATCCCATACCTGCGAGTGTATTGCATCATCAACCCAATCCCAATAAAAGTCAGTTATATCCATTCCATTTAAAGTAACTTCTAGTATTTCTAAATCGCTTTCAGGAGGACTAAAATAATCTCCATCATCCCAATAATACTCATAAGAAATATTTAAATTATATTTAGCTTCCTCAACATTGTATTCTCCTTTTACTTTCATAATTCTAATTTTTTTAAGTGTTCGTATTTGTCTTTTATTTCTTTTAACTGCAATAATGCTTTATTTTTTTCTTCTCTATATTCACTAACTATACTATCGTGTATTCTAGCTTCCTGTTCCATTGTGTTTGCCCAAAGAAATATTCCAACTAAAGAATCTGACATAAGTTGTAACTCTTTATTGTTAGGACTTTTGTCTATCCATTTTTTAATAAGATTTATTGCAGAATCAATATGAGCATAAAACTCTAAGTCTTTTAAATTCTGTATTTGTGTTTTATATATGCCCATTGTTTTATTTATAATACATTTACGATTAATGCTCGGTCATCTAATACAAGTTTTACCCTTTCATCTTTAAGTAAGTTTTTACATTCATCATCTAACCAAGACATTTGATTTAACATTCCTTTTACGCTTTTAGGTTCTTTTTGGTCATCGTTTAACCATTCTGCATATACCCCTAATGATACTTGTTCAAAATTGTTTTCTAGTAAATCTAATAAATTTTCCATTTTGTTTTGTTTTAAAAGGGAGTTTTTACACTCCCATTATTATTATAATTTTTTTGCTTGATTTAATTTTCTATTTGTCTTAATCATTTCTTTTGCAAAAAGCCTTAACTCTGATTCATTAGTTCTTAAGTTCGTTTCATCTTTTGATGATTTATTTAACCATTTGCAAAGTTTTATTAGTTCATCTGTTGAGTGTTCGCTTGTAACTCTTAAACTTAAACCAGTAGATGTCATTAAAAAAACTGCTTTTAAATCTAAAGCTTCGATTTCTAATTTTAATTCTAAATTAGCTAAATCAATATTTGAATCTAATTTTGTAATTTGTTTTAATTTGATAGTTGCATTCATTTTGTCTTGTTTTTAAATATTGGCTTTATTACCAATACCCAAATATAAAACTATTTAAGTTATAAACAAAATATTTTATAAGTTTTTTTAATGTAAGGTGTATTTACCAAAGTTTGGTCTTGATAATATAGAGTAAGTTGCATATCTACAAGGGTCAATAATATGGTTATGCTTGTCTTCAGGTATATTTATAAGTCTTCCTGATTTATCTTCTTTCCATTTATAGTTTCTAAATTCTTGTATAGCATTGTTACTATCTGAAGTAATATGTAATTTATATCTTTTTAATAAGTCAATACCTGCATTGATTGAATCTTTACCTTTTAAACTTGGAAATATATTATGCCCCATTCTTCTAAGTTCAGCGATTAATCTTGGCTCTGCACTATCTGCATATATAGGGTTAGTCAATAGGTTTTGTTCTCTTAAAAATATATTAATGTCTTGCGTTGTCATTTGCGTTCTATATAAATGCTCTTTTATATATAAGTTATGTTCCATCACAAATACGCTTACAAGCGTTGTAGGGTCATTACTATAACCAAAATCCATTCCGTATGATATTAGTTTAGCATCATCAGGTATTCTGTTTACCTCTGAATATTTAAATATTGTATTAATACTACTCGCTCTTTCTCCTAATCCGTATATTTGCCAGTATTGGTCATCTGTTTCTTTTAACCTTTCTATTTCATCTCTAATTACATCTTCTAAAAAAGGATTATCTAAATAAGTTGTTTTGTAAAAAGCACAATCTTTTCTAGTTATTACATTATCGTAAATCCAATGATATTCATCTGATGGATTAAAATCTAGTATTATGCGTTCTTGTGTTCTAAATATTAATTGCTGCCAGTCTTCCCAATGTAACTCATTACCTTCATTAATAAATAATAAATCTCTTTTACGACCTCTAATCTTTTGTGATTGGTCAAGTGATGTAAACTCTACTAAGTTTCCAAATAAATTATATTCACTACTACTCTTATTATGATACTCATCTCTGTATATTTGATAATGGTTTAATATCTGTAAAAAGTCTCTTAATACAGTTGCTCGTAAACTTGGAAATGTTTTACGACAAATAGTAATTATCTTATTTTTATTATGTATGCAGTAATGAAATATAATAAACAAAAGGATATTGTATGTTTTACCACTACGAGTTCCACCTTGCTCTACAACTATTTTTTTATCGCTATTTACAAGATGTTTGTAAACTATATTAGTCTGTATCTTCGGTTTTATCAATTATCTCTATTTGAAAATTAGTAGGGATGCCATCTGCTCCTGTTATTTCTTGTCTTTCGATATACCCTCTTTTTTTACCTTTTGTTTTTAAATAGAATATTGTAGCTGATGTTGAGTTGTCAGATATTTGTTTATGTAACTGGCTTTCTGCAAAATCAAGTGCAATGTTTTCAATATCAATAACTTGTTTTTTAAATTCCTCATCTTCCTTTAACCATTTATAAAATGTGCTTCTTGGTATGTCAGCTTTCTTACAAGCTGCAGTTACAATCCCTAAACTTTGTTCTAAAGCCTTAATCATTGATTCTTTTTTTATGTGTCTACTTTTGTTCATACATCCTAGCTTTTACAGAGTTTAAATTTATTATGTTAGTCTTAAGTTTCTCTATCATAACTATATAACGTATTTAATTTAACTCTTTTTTCCATTCTAAAGATTTTTCCCATAACTTTAATTTTTGACCAACCTCATCAACTAAAGAATCAGGAACATTTCTAATCACTTTATACATTGGGTGGTTGAATTTATTCTTTAATTCTAAATTTTTGTTTTCTAAGTTTGTTACTTTATTTTCTAAGTAATGTACTCTGTCTATTTTATCATAACATAAATCTGATTTAAAAGTGAATATTTCTTCTATTTCTTTTAGCTTTGGATTATGTTGAGCGTTTAAATGATATTTATTACTAGAGTATAATGCAGTAGAGTGGTCATAATTTTTGCCATTATCTATATAGAATTGCGCTATATGTATCCAACGCATATTAAGTTTGTTGCGTAATAAGTGGTTTAATAATGACCTTACTTCTATGTATTTTCTTTGTCTTGTGTTTTTAAATACATCAAGACCTGATAATTCTTTTATCTTTACTGCTATTTCTATTGGTGTTAAATTGTGCATTATTTTATTTATATAGTAATTAATTCTTTGTTTTTATATAATTGTTTTATTTTTTTATCATAATCATTATTAAGATTAACTCCAATATACTTAAATAAATTAATTAAATTTGGTGCGTATTTTTTTATTTTTTCTATTGGTAATTTTAATACATCTTCAATATCCATA